CGCGACAGCTCCAGCTTCACTATCCGCGACAGCTCCAGCTTCACTATCCGCGACAGCTCCAGCTTCACTATCCGCGATAGCTTCACCAGTATCTGGAGGAGAATCAGGTTCTCCTCCCTGTTTCCCTAACATCTTTGTGACTGCGTCTGAATTACCCTTTATTGTGAATTTAAATGACTTCACATTACTCATATCCATATTTCCTTTATTTTCATCTTCTTTATTTTCATTTCCTTCAATAATAGAGTTTTGCGATAATATGTGATGTATTATCATTGCTACAACAAAAAATAAAACAACACACCAAAAAGAAATATTCTTGTCAAACATTATATATATATATAATACAAATTATTTTATTTTATTATGTCCTGATTCTTTTAAGAATCTAGGGTCAATAGAATCAGGGCATTTTAATATTTTTTCCCTTAAATAACATACAAATGTAAGTCTTGTATAGTTTTTATCTAGACCGACTGTTCCAACAAGTGGATTATCGTTGAATGCTTTATCCATTTTATCATTAAATATTTTATCTTCTTGAGTCTCAACAATAGCTGTGTTAGAGTGCCATTGATGAACATCCATAGCTAAAAAATCTCCAGAACGAACATCAACCCCTACACCAAATTGAGGAAAAACCGTGTATCCACCATGATATTTACCTCTTTCTATAACTGATAAATTACCAAACCCCAATGAAAAATCTCCAGCATCTTTATGTAATGCTGTTCTAAAGTTTCTATTAATTGTTATAGTAGAAAAAGCTGTACCAGGTATTTTAAGATGAGTTTTTTCATCGGCACGTTTTAATTGCTTTTCATATGATTCTGGTATTAATTTTTTAAACATATTATCTATTTTTTGAATAAAAGGTAATCCATCATTATATTTTTTATAATTTGTTCTTGTAAAATGTGTCAATCTACATGGAAGTTCAGCGAAATTTTTAGAAGATTCATAAAACCCTATTGGATTCGAAGCGACTTGATTGTTTACTTTCATTTTTGAAACGCCATTTTTCTTTTTTATAATAAGATGAACTAAATCATCTTTACTTTTAATATCATTTTCATTAAATTTTATTTCAAGGTCATTTATCATTTTTCTTAATTCTTCTTCTTCAAAATCATCATATTCTTCTTTCATTTTATTACCTTCAGGGGTTAAATAACCAGTTGACCATTTACCAGTATTAACAATATTTCGTTTTTTCCAATAGACCCCTTCTTTATCAATCGGACCAGCAGATGCTCCTCTTCCTCTACTTGGTTTAGCTAGATCTTTATAAGATTGCCAACCAGTCCTTAAAAGTGATTGAGAAATACAATTTTTTCTAAATTTTAAAAGAAGTTTTTCATTTCCTTCATCATCTTTATAATAAACATCACAATTATAATTTATAACAGGTAGTTTCATATAACTTTCATCAATCCACTTACCTTCTAAATTATCAACTTCTTCGTCTGTTAAATATTTTTTTACAGTTATTTTCCTCGGTCTAGGCATATATCTTAAAGAAAGAAAAAAAAAGAAAAAGAAACGAGTTATTTTTTATATAGAAAGTAAATTATTCCGATTGATATTAGAATTAGGAGTATAAATAAATATTTTTTATTATTGTTTGTAGAATACAGATTACTGTATTTTTCTATAAACTGATCATATGAATATTTCGGTTTATCATTTTTGACATTCACTAGATTATGAATGTGATGTAACCATTTTGCCAAAGATTCTTTAGATTCCAATTGTATTGGATACATTTTTATATTTTTCTTGTAGTGTGCTTTACAAACTTCACATGGTATGACTTCGGCTAAGTTTTCAAAAAATTTTTTATAGCTTTCCATATCATATTTGTTAGGGTTATCTGGGTAATTTAAAGTAATCGTATGTAAGAATAACCAAGCTTGACTTCCCCAAATATTAGGATCCATATAATAGTAATAAATATTATTTAAACAAAATTAAACATTAAATAACATGGAACGAAGAAAAGATTATTGTAATAATTGTGGTAATTATGGACATTCATATTCAAACTGTAGGCATCCTATTTTGAGTTATGGAATATTACTTTATAATAATGATGAAAAAGGCGAATCTAAAATAGTTATGGTAGAACGTAAAGATTCTTTATCTTATATTGAGTTTATGAGAGGTAAGTATAAATCTATTTACGATACAGATTACATTAATTTACTTTTTAGTCGTTTTTCTCAAAAAGAATTAAAAGATATTGTTGAAAAAGATTTTGACACTTTATGGGGGGAACTTTGGATACATACAGAAACTATAAATCCAAGAATAAAAAGGGAGTATAAAAAAAGCAAGATAGATTTTAATAAACTAAAGAAAGGATATAATAAAAATGGTAAAGAAATAAATCTAAAAACACTTGTAAGTAATGTTAAAAACCCTTATATTCTAAATGAATGGGAAATACCCAAGGGTAGACGAAAAATGCATGAGAATAATAGAGCATGTGCTATTCGTGAATTTTATGAAGAAACAAATGTCAATCAAAAAGACTACAAACTTTATAAAAACATAATACCAATTATTGAAGAATATGTTGGTATTAATCATGTAAGATATAAACACGTATATTATATTGGTTACATCAAAAATATATGTGAATTAAAAATAGATGAAACTAATAAAGATCAGTATACTGAAATTAAATCTATAAAATGGTGTAATGAAGAAGATTGTTTAAAAAAAATAAGGAATTATGATAATAATAAGAGAAATGTTATTGTAAATTTCTTTGAATATCTTAGAAATCATAAAAATGTGGTTACAATAGAATAATATTTTTATATTTATATTTAATAATGAGTATAGAAGACAAATATAATGAATTTCGTCTTATAGATTCGGAAAAGAAAAACGATAGACAAAGGGAAAAAGTCCACAGAGAAATAGACGATATCCCTACAACACATGAAGGAGAATATGATTTTTATCCTGAAAATACAGATAAAGATTTTATCTTAAATCTATCGAAACGTTTAGAGTTTTTTCATCTCAAGTCTTTATTCAATATTACGGAGCTTTCAAATAAATGTCCTCAAAAAAATATAATACAATCTGATCCCTTTAATTTTGAACTTACAAATAATCAACAATTTCTTAAAAATTTTATGGATCGGAAAACACCTTATAAAGGACTTGTTATTTTTCACGGCGTTGGTGTTGGTAAAACCTGTTCTGCTGTTAATATAAGTAAGTCTTACCGTAATACATTCTCAAAAACAGATAAAAAAATAATATGTCTTGTTCCAAAAAATATTCGTGGAGGATGGGAAAATACAATCTATGATCCAACCAAAGGTGAAGAACAATGTTCAGGAGATAGTTTTGAAGATGTTGTTGTTAGAGATAAAAAAGGAAATGTTGGTAAAAGAGATGTAAAGAATTTAATACGTCAGTATTATGATTTTTATGGTTATTTAGCTTTTTCTAATAGCGTAGAAAAGCTTATTCGTAATGAAATAGGTAATAGAGATATTAGTCCTAAAAAAAGAGAAGAAATTGAAAGAGATGTAATACATAGGAATTTTTCTTACAGAGTTTTGATAGTTGATGAAATCCATAATCTTCGCGAAGAAAATGAAATAAGAGATAAAAAATTTAGAAAAGGGGATCAAGTTTTTAATCATGAAAATGGTAAAACAGTTACAATCATAAAAAAAGAAAAAGGAGATACATTCGTTGTAAGGGATGTAGATGGTTTGGATGAAAAAGTAAATAAAAGTGTCTTAATGCATATTCAGATAGACAAAAAAGCAAAAGAAACGATTGAAAAAGTAATAAGGTACAGTAAGGGTATGCGGATAATCTTATTATCCGCGACACCGATGTTTAATAAATCATCTGAAATAATATGGTTACTTAATCTTTTACTTAAAAATGATGGTAGGCCTATTATAAGAAAAGAAGAAGTATTTGATGGAGATACATTATTACCTCAAGGTAGGGGAATATTAGAACAAAAAACATCGGGATATTTTTCATATCTTAGAGGAGAAAATCCAATAACATTTCCTATCAGATTTTATCCAGATATTAATAGCGATAAAAGATGTATAGGTGGTGATTATAATAAAAAAACACCTTATTTAGATTACCCACAATTATCAATCTTTGGTGAAGAAAGGATAGACCCTAATGATAACTTTAAGTTCATGAAGATGTATGGTTCTAAGATGTGTGATACTAAAGGAAAAGATCATCAAAGGAAAATATATGATAATTTTATTCAAGAAATAGTTTCTGATGAAAGATCTAATAGAAATATCGGTATAAATCTTTCAAATAGAAATATTGGTTCACAAATATCAAATGTGGTCTTTTATAATGAAGGAAACGATCATGATTATAAAGATACATTTGGACAAAAAGGTTTTGAAAAAACATTCAAAACTAGAATAACAAGAAAATCAAAAAAATGTAGTTATGTAAATGGGGATGATAAAATTCTTGCGAGAGAAAATATAAAAGCATACTCAACTAAGATACATACTATTATTGAAAATATGTTAAAAAATAAATCAGAAGGTATTATATTCATTTATTCTGACTACATATTTTCTGGAATTTTACCATTAGCTATCGCACTAGAACACATCGGTTTTGAAAAATACAATGGTGAAAATATTTTAGAAACTAGCGAAAAAATTGATCCAATAGCTTATAATTTTGAACCTCTTTCAAGAGAAAATAATAAGAAAGCTAAATATATTGTTTTATCTGGTGATAAAAGTTTATCGCCGAACAATGAAAAGGAAAGGAAAGACTCATTAAATTACAATAATATGAATGGTGAAAATATTAAGGTTATTTTAGGCAACAGTGTTACAAGTGAGGGAATGGATTTTAAAAATATAAGAGAGATACATGTTCTGGATCCATGGTATCACTTATACAAAATAGAACAAATTATAGGAAGAGGTATTCGTTATTGTTCACATAGTTTTCATCCTAAAAATAAACAAAATGTAACTGTTTACCTTCATACAGCATCTGTAGATTACAATATAGAGTCTATAGATACAAATACATATCTTATAGCAGAGAAAAAAGCATCTGATATAGGTGAAATTGAAAAGATATTAAAAGAAAATGCTATTGACAGTTTTCTAAACAAAGACATCAATCATATCAAAGGCTTGAAGCCACTCAAAATGTCTACAACATGGAAAAAATGGATAACAGTTGATGTTAATGATAAAGAATATACTAAAATATGTTCTTTTTTAAAAGATGGTTGTAAAATAGATATAAAGTCTGATATTAATGTTAGTAAAGAAGCCGAATTGAATATCCCTATTACAGATGATACATTTACTTTATCAGATATATCTGAAAGTATAAAAGTTGTTTATTCAATTGTAAAAGAACTTTTTGAAATATATGAACTTTATAATCTAGAAGAACTAAAATCTAGAATTAAAGAAATAATCGATACAGACGATAGAATTATAGAACATGCGCTAGATGATATTTGTGATGATAAAAAAATAGTATGGAATAAAAATGATGTTCCCGGTTATATAGTTAATAGAAATGATATCTTTTTATTTCAACCCAGAGCGATAAATGATGTATTAGTACCTTTCAATTACAGGACAGGTGAAATAGAAAAAGATTCAAAAACATATGAAAATATATTCTCAAGTATTAAGGTAGAATTTAAAGATTCTTTCCACTGTGATTCCTCATATAATGATATTTATCAAAAGATTAAAAATTTTTATGAGATAGATTTAGAACAAGAAATGATATCTTATAAAACTATAGTGGATGGTTTAAAAGAAGAAGATATTAAAAATCACTATATTGATTCTTTGAGTTATGATGAAAAAGTAGTCGTTCTTAAAGAAATATTATGTGGTTATATTGTTTCCCGTGGAAAGAAAATTCAAGATCAATATGATCTTGAAATATTTGAATATTTCAATGATAATTTGATATATCAAAATGATGGTCAATACTATGGATTTGAGAAAAAGGGTATTGTTGTTGGTTTCTTTCTTTGTAATCCAGAAAAATATAATAAGGTTCAGGATATATTTAACAATTTTGATTATTATGAGTATGATGGAAATTGGAAATATATTGATGAAGTTGGAATTCAAATGTTAAAAAATAACATAGTTAGAAACAATCGTTTAGCAAAAATATTTAAAACAGGAAAACTTTGGGGTTATAGTTTCAAAGAAGACAAAAATAAACCTGTTTTTAAAGTTGTAGATGAAAGATTTAAAATATATGATAATGAACCTGGTAAAGTTATAGGTGATAAAGGTTTCCCAATGTTAACGCTATTACAAGAATACATGAATAATTTTCCAGTAAATCATAAAAATTACATAAATCTTATGATAAAAAAACTAAAAACAAAGTTAAATAAAACAAAAGAAAAGAAAATGGAAAAGACTATCAGAGAATATGGCGAAGAAAGTGATATTATTGGTTTAACAAAATACCTTTATAAAGAACTAAGAGGTATTGGTAATCAAGAAGTTATCAAAAAAGAATTTATCACAAAAATGTATGAATTAACTTTTAGAAATTCTCCTAATAAATACTATAGTTATGATACATTTTTGTTTAAATTTGTTAAAACTCTTTAAAATTTGAATTATTTAAAAAAACATTATATATATAATATTAAATGACACACACATACATTACAGAACAGTTGCTCACTACAAATTTATTTGTAAATGCTAGTCAGGTAAATAAAGATATCGATAATGTAATCAAAGACAACCTTAAGGAACAACTAGAAGGATTATGTTATGAAGATGGTTACATTGTTAAAGATTCTGTTAAAATTATCAACAAAAGCATGGGTAAAATTGTTGTTAATGATAATGTTAGTTCTGTATCTTATTCAATTAAATATAAGGCAAAAATTATTTCGCCTTCAGATGGGGATATTATAGAAACATATGTTTCAAATGTTAACAAGATGGGCGTTGTAGCATATATAAAACTATCTGATGGAGATAGTTCTGAAGATAGTCCAATGATAATTATGATCCCTAGAGAATATTTTGAAAAAAGTATATACAATGTTGATGATATTAATGTTGGACAGAAATTGAATGTAATTGTTGTAGGGTCAAGAATAAAATATCGTTCTGAAAAGGTTCAAATTATAGCTAGACCAGTTGATTAAAGTAAGTTATATCTTTATATTAATTATAATCTCAATATTATTACTATTTTTTATGGACTATTTTGATGATACTCATAAAGACACTAAAAAAAAATATATTTTTGAGAATATTGAAAAAATAAAAAATCATAAAAATTATCTAGATATCGTTGAATTTCACAATTGCCAACATACTAAAAATTCAAATGGTATTTTCCTTAATTTACATACATTAGATGAAGAAGTAATAAACAAAATTTATTATAAACTTAGAAATGAAATAGAAGATGAAGGTTTGACAGAAAATATTATTGAAAAAAAAATAATTGAAGAAGAAATTGAAGAACTTTTAAGAGAAAGTAAAAGTTTGGTAGTAGATGTCAATTATGATATTATCAAGATAGATGATTTTAAAGAAGATGAAAGAGAAATTATAGATTTATCGAAAAAATATAAAATTTGATAAGTATTTAAAATATGATAGTAAAAGATAAATATAATGGAATTGATCCGAGACTTTGGAAATGTTAACAACAAATTTACACAAAAAATCAAGATTACAAAATATACGGAAGGAGAGAATCTTGTTTTAGAAAAAACAGGGGTTGAGGATATATGTGAAATTATAATTTCACAGAATATACAAGAATATGACACAATTCAAAAAAATCATATAGAAAACTTTGTAACAAATAAAAAGCTTGAAATAGCAGATGATGTTAAGAAAAATGAAAAGTATAATCGTTCTTTTACACCAAGAATTATTCAAACAGGGCTTCAAAATAAGAACTATTTATCATCTATACTTTACATGAATGAGATCTATAAGATCAATACAGTTATATACAATTCTACTACATTAAAGTATTATCCTACTAGTTTGATGGATTATCCTAAATTGTTCTGTGAATATAAAGGAAATACGTGGTTTGAAAAAGAAGAAAATATAGAAGGTAAACTACCTTTCAATCCTATTAGCGAACTTTCTGAAATACTAACAATTGATACCGATATTATGATATTTAAATCAAAATTGGAATCACTCTCAAAATACAAAATAAAAGACCTAGAAAAAATGTGTTGTGAGAATAGTATATTAACAATTAAAAAAGATGGTAAAAAGAAACTAAAGAAAGAACTTTATGATGAACTTTCTATGGTATTCTTTTAATAATTAAATTTTCAATGTGTTCTGTAAATTTTATGATTTTTTTTAAATTTGAATAAATGTTTATTTAAAAAAAAAAATACTCACTATTATAATAATGAAATTGTTTGGAAAAGACATATCAAAAGTTTTAGATTATCTAAAACTTCCACTTGTAGATAATGAAGCAGAACTTGAACTTATATTCGGGGTAACACCCTACAAAAACCCAATTGATAAGGGAGTTTTTCTAAGAGTTTTAGAAGAGTGTAGAACAACATACAAGAAACATTCTGAAACGGTTGATCTTGATATTACGACAGAGTTTAAAGGTAAGCCTGGAAACGTAAGGGCAACAGTTCATGGATTAGATGATATTAAGAAATACTGTAGAGAGGGTTCATTAAAAGACATTGTCAATGTTGAATATATGCAAAAAAAATTCATTAAAGATAAACCAGGAATAAAAGAAGAAGATTATAATGTTCGTTTGAAAGTTAAAACCGAAAATAAACTTAATTCAACTCATTACTTTGTGAGATCTTTTAATGAAGATTATGAAAATAAGGGGAAACATTATCGTTACAAGAAAAGATTTAGTTTTCTAACAAATGATAAACTCTTTA